GGGTCCCCAACGAAATATTCGTTATATTTGGGAACTGTAGATACACCCATTCCCCGAGAGTGGAATTGTGTCCCTGTGCCAATAATTCTACCACTTGTAATTCTTTGTGTTTCTGGGAAAGATGGGTCATTTTGTCTATATAAAAAGTTTGTTTGAAATCTTGTATATGCTATTGATTCAATAGTTAAATCTTCAATACTTTCCCTAACATATTTATTATTTACTCCATAGAATTCAATTTTATCACCTTTATGTGCCCAAATATATGGTGTTAACCTATTCATAATTCTTAATTGTGATGTAATCATTCCCACACCACCAAAAGTTGTTCCATCTTTTTGGTTTGTATCTAAATTAGGAATGTATTTTATGTCAAGAATATTTTGATTTGTATTTAAATCATATGCTGATTGATAAGGTGTTATTGGGTATTCAAATTTTTTGAAATTTTTTGATAATATGAGTTCTTCTAATCTTCTAGTTTTTATTTCAATTTCAACTTCTTGTGTTTTGATCGCACAAATTGGAATAGCAAGTTCTGGTTTTTGATAAAAGTGAAATGGAATATTTACAACAAATTTTTGTGTTCTATTATAATTGACAACTGCATATTGTCTTGTGTAGTCATCGGTTGCATCTTGAACCACTGATTTTCCAAGTGTTTTGGAAAGACCATATTGTTTTGTTTGTGTAATACTTTGCTCAGAATGAATTTGTAAATAATCTGTATTTATTCTCTCTACTAAAACACCACCAATGTATAAATCAATATAATCAAACAATGCATGTCCAAAAGAATCTACATACCCATGATTAAATAGAATTACTGGATCCATTTCAAATTCAAAACTAATTTTTGACAATAGATCACCTTGATTTTGTGGTATTCTATATCTTAATATCTGATCAAATTTAACCGGTTTGGGTGATTCAATTTTTATATTTTGTTTTGAAAAGTGTGTATGCTTTTTATGGATTTGTGTAAAAAAACTGAATTCTGGATCATCTGTCAAGAACCTGTCTTGTTTACCGACTGATTCAATCTGAAGACGACCAGCCATTCCTACTACTAACAGTTTTTAAAATTTTAGACCAGCCAACCCACTCGCCACTCTGAGAACATTATAATTCACTGCATAAACCCTAACTTTATTGTCTTTACTTTTGGTAAAACTTTTTACTGGTGGCGATTTCCTACCCATTTGATATCTTAATAATATGGGTATATCTCCTTCACTTGCATCTGATTTTGGTAAAATATGACCATACATTTTGGGGCAGTATACGTCCATTATTTCAGGTTCTATTTCTATCGTAAACATTTGATGAATTATACGACTCATATTAACTTGTCCTGTTGGATGTGGTTTTTCCGGTTCTAAAGCAAAACTGTACATTCCAAATTCAGAAGATGTATCAAATTCAATAAAATTGTTGTGTTTAAATCTATATCTCATAGTTCTTTGTTCTGGAATATTTACATGGTGTTCAATTGCTTGATCATATACAAGGAATTCTCTATTTCCATCAAATACAACTTGATTATTAAACCTGAGTTCAGCTCTTTTTATTTCTTGAAACCTTAGTGTATTATTGTATTGTTTATATGTGTCATTTTGAACAACAAAATACATCTCTTTTACTGGGTTTTTCAAATTAAGCATAACACTCTTTTTGTTCATTGGATATGGCATATTGAATTGAGCATATTGAACTTGTGTAATAACATAATCCATGGGTCGTGTCATTAAAAATTTTCTTTCATTTTCTTCTAAGAAACCAAATGTAGCCTCTAGAGACACTGATTGAATATTTGATGTAACATCTCTACCAGTGTGATAGTTTGTTCTTTTTCCTCCAAAAATAATATCATTAAATTCTTTTAGTTTTAATCGTAATCCAACCTTTTGTCTTTTCAATGCACACATAGGTATAGAAAGTTCTGGGGCTCTAAAAAAATAGAATGGCAAATCCAAAATATAAGTGTTGAAAACATTTGAATTGTATTCTTCCATAGAAGCACCAACAATTTCATATACATCATCTAAAGCGTCATCATCAAAATTGTCAATAAAATCACCATGTCCATTAATTTTTCTTAATGAATTTTTTGTATCAGATTCACTATTATTGAGTTGTTGATGAATATAAATATATTCTCCTGGTAATCTTTCGATGAGTTGATTACCTATAATCAAATCTACATGCTCTACTAATTCTGTCATAAAGGATGGAACATATGGTAAATTAATGTTTTGAACATAAGTCATACCATCTCTACCTTTTACTGTTTCTGGGTATATATCATCTTGAATGTCATTTATTGTAACTCGGAGTGCTAAATTTTTTATCAAATCACCGTGGGAATATGGAATATCACAGAAGAGATCTTTACCAAAAGTTTGTGTTCCTGAAAAGGGTAACTCCTTCTGTTCTAATGCAAATTTAGAATGTCTCTTGTAATTCATAAAAAAATACGACATCTGAGGATTTCCAACAAACCAGGCATCTTGGACACCCTTGGCTGCGAGCTTCAGACTCATCTACTATAGTATGTGAGTAAAAAATTGATAAAAAAAACGGGATCCATTAGTAAGATGTCATCTCTTAACTTACAACTTAAAAAGTTTGACCCTAAGACAATGGGCGATGATAGAATTTGTGTATTTATTGGTAAGAGAAACACAGGAAAATCATATTTAATCAGGGACATAATGGGTTACAAAAAGCACATTCCCACTGGAATTGTTCAATCTGCAACAGAAGAATGTAACAAATTTTATGGGGATTTTGTTCCAGATCTTTTTATTTATAATGAGTTTGATAAAGAGGCAATTGAAAGGGTAATGGTACGACAGAAGAAATTAATTAAAGATCCAAAAAAGAAAAACATTGGAACATTCTTACTTATTGACGATTGTATGTATGATAATAGATTTTTGAAAGAAACAGTCATGAGAGAAATCTTCTTAAATGGTAGGCACGCTAAAATATTTTTTATGCTCTCTATGCAGTATTGTATGGACTTACCACCCGCATTAAGAGCAAATATAGACTATGTTTTTATTCTTCGGGAAAATATAGTTGCGAATCGTGAGAAATTATGGAAGAATTTCTTCGGTATATTCCCTACTTTTGACCTATTTAGTAAAACAATGGATGCCTGTACAGAACACTTTGAATGCCTCGTATTGGATAATACTGTTAAATCAAATAAAATAGAGGATTGTGTACGATGGTACAAGGCAAAAAGTCCAGCTCCCAAGTTTAGAGTTGGTTCCCCCATGTTTTGGAATTTGCACAAGAAAAGCTATAATCCTAAATATGATACAGCATCTTCTTCTAATTCTGTAAAGAAGGCTATATCTAAGAAAACAGGTATTACAATTTCAAAAGCAAAATAAAACATCAGCACGCGTCATATTAAATTTGATAAAACATGAGTATTGAATAGATATGAGTATTCCAGATACAATGAACTTAAATATTGCAGACGATGGAATGGTTCCATTGAATGCATATGTTCCTCCTCCACAAGCGTTGATCCCAACCAAGGAAGATAAAACTCTAGGAGCTGATATGGGTCGTCCCATGATGTCTCCACCTCCACCACTGGATGCGAAATTCGAAGAAAAAAATGTCAATCAACAACAAATAACAATGGATTCAACTCCAATTTCCGACCTCGTTGATAATTATGGTTCAGGTGGATCCGCGGCTCCTCTTATGGATCCCCCAGCGGCTAGTGCCGATCCACGCATGCAGGGTCTTCAAAATGTTGCTCCACAAAACCCACCCGCTTTTGGTCCAACCCCAACAAATGAAACCCCAAATCCACCACCAAACAAGAACCCATTTAACTTGACAGACGAACAAATGGAAGCACTCATTGTTGGTGTTTGCACTGCTATTGCGATCAGCAAGCCAGTTCAGGAAAAGCTTGCGACCTCTGTTCCCCGTTTTATGAATGACATGGGCGGACGCTCAGCCGTTGGTCTCGCCGCCACTGGTTTGGTTGCCGCTGTTGTTTACTTTATTCTTCAGCGTTATGTTTTCAAAAAGTAAATAGATTTACTTAATTTATCAATTTGAAAAGATATTTTTGAAAAATTAATTTTATTTGTTTTTCAAATGTATTTATTTAGGCATTTGAGAGTAGTGAATTACCCACATTGTTTCCGGCATTGTTAATGTATTGAACAACTCTCGCTGGAGCGAATGGGTTCACAGACAAGTGACCCAAAACAAGGAGGACAAACAAGAACATACCAGAGTGCAAACCAATTATACGCCCAGTGTTCTTCTTGTCTTTACCATACTCTCGGAGACCACCAGCAAGCTGTGGACGAACAAGGGAAAACATGAATGTAAGAGCTCCTGTGAAAATAGCAGCAACAAAAATAAACCAGAATTGAACATTAAGGTATGAACTACCATTCATAAACCAAAGGATAAATGGTGTGACTGCTGTCAACCAGATGGTATTATAAGTATACCCATCAAAGAAGTGTTGGCCTTGGATCGCGAGTGAAACGAGAGTCCAAGTGAAAGCCATTTTGATTATCTCAATGTCAAGCATTGTCAGACTTTAAGTTAAGTAAATATTTTAATTATCCTGA